TTCGGATGAAAAAACAGTGCGATTGCTCTTAAAGCATTTTTTTGATAAGTCTGTAGACAAGTGGCATCACAACCGCTGCGACCGAGAGATTGATGGCTACAAGCAAAAGAGTGAAAAGGCCAGAGGTAGTGCAAACGCAAGGTGGAGCAATGCGAAGGCTATGCGAACGCATAACGAACGCACTGCGAACGAACCTGTTTTAGATGCTAACCAAGAACCTAATAACCAAAGAACCAAAGAACCAATAATAAAATATAAGACAGCAACTAACGTTGCCTCGCCTGACGGCGTATCACAAGAGGTTTGGTTGGAGTTTGTTGCTCATCGTAAAAAGAAAAATGCACGGGTTAGCAAGTTGGTTGTTACTGGGATACAGAAAGAGGCTGATAAGGCTGGCTGGACGTTGGAGGCTGCACTAGCTGAAACCGTAGTTCGTGGCTGGCAGTCGTTTAAGGCTGACTGGGTGGCAGACAAGCCAAGCAGCCAAGCCCAAGCACTTACTTTTGCTGAGCGTGACCAGCTTGCAAAGCAGAAACGTTGGGAAGAAATGACTGGCAGGCAGTGGCCGACAGATTCAAAATATTTTATTGACGTTGACACTAGCGTATTGGAGTTGAAATGAGTATATCAATCAAAGCAATTGACAGGCTTTTTGAACGCCTGGCTGCAACTTATGGTTCGGCATGGTCACGCCAGTGGTCTGACGTTCCGCTTGCTGATGTAAAGACAGCATGGGCACACGAGTTAAGCGGTTACGGTGGGCGACTTGAAGTGTTGGCATGGGCTTTAGAAAATTTACCAGAGCGGGCGCCTAACATCATTGAGTTTAGAAACCTGTGCCGACGTTCACCTGCACCTGAAGCACCAAGGTTGCCAGAGCCAAAAGCAGACCCAGAGCGTTTGGCTCGTGAGCTGTCAAAGTTGCAAGACCTCAAGCAATTGGTTACTAAAGCCTTGCCGGTTGACCACAAGGCTTGGGCAAAGCGAATATTGCAAGGCTATGCAGATGGGAAAAAGACAAACCCAACAAGCATACGGTTTGCTAAAGAGGCTTTGCAATGAACTGCCACCAAGCAAGAAAAATACTTGATTTGGTGCGTGAAGGTAGGGATTACCCTGTATTCATAATCAACCAAGCGTTGTACATTATTAGTGAGCTTACAGAGGAAGAATATGAAAAAACAAAGCAAATACAAGCCTAAACCTGTCTTAGTTAACCCGTTGGCTTTTGTGATTGAAAGCATCACACCGGTTGCAAAGCACGAAGGCTCTCTGTTGACCCTGAAGTTGAAGAACCACAATGCCCTGGCAATGCTTGTCAAAGGTGAGGCAAGACGCAAAGAGCTGGATGTACTTATAAGCGCTCTAAACACGTGCGAGGCGCTCGTTTTGATGGGGTTTGGTACTGAGTATGCTTTTGTTGCAAAAAACGGCTTAGACGCCCTTCTGGAGGTCTGCAAACGCGGTATGAGGACAGACCACTACATTCTAAAAGCTGTTGAGATGCAAACCCTAGATGAGGCAATGCAATTACATGATGAGCAATTAGAAATCGTGACGGTGGGTGAGTTAGACCGGTCGCAGCGGATTGTTCGCGATGTGCTGAGGTCGAAGAAGGCAAAAGTTATAAACGATAAGGAGAAATTGAAATGAGCAATGGATTTAGGAGTTTTTCACCTGCCAAGGAAAACGCTTATGCGTTATCAGCAAAGAAGGAAAATGAGCGTTTTATGCACTCCAGGCCGCAGATGTGCCTGCGGTGTCAAAAGGATAAATACTTAAAAGGCGGCAGCATTAAGTTTATTGGAACGTTTCGCAAGTTTATTTGCAAAGACTGCGTAGATGCCAAACAGCAGGAGAAGAACACATGAGCATTGAGCAAGCAGAGAAGGAAAAGTCGCTCGACTACTGGAACGCTGTTGAGGGCTGGGTTGAGTTGCCCAAAGCGGAGCAGCCGACAGCTTGGGTCTACCCCGAAGGACTTGAGGCTTTACAGCAGGGCAAGCCGTGGACTGCGTACGGTACTGACGGTAACGGCCCGAATTCTGATGGTGTTGAGCGCATACCGCTTTACACGTCACCACAACCACAGAGGCCTTGGGTTGGGTTAACCGAGGAGGAGGTGGAGCAGATTGTTGATGAAAGCACGCATAACGCTGAAGGCTACCAATTCTGGTGTAGCGGCAATGGTGTTGCAGCAATTGTTGAAGCCAAACTCAAGGAGAAGAACACATGACTAATTTAGAAGTTATGAAGCCATGCCCATTTGATGGGAATCAGCCAGAAATGAAATATAAAGATGGTTCATGTGGATATTCCCCTGGCAAATACTATATTTCCTGCGGCTGCGGGTGTAGTTCGCCCAAATTTGACGATGAAAAATGGACAAAGAGGAAGGGAACTATTAGTATTCCCAACGAGGCAAAACAGTCTGCGTTACTTTGGTGGAATAGGAGAAACACATGACACGAGAAGAACTAATGACTGATGACACACAGTACTGCTGCTACTGCGGGTGCGAGAAGGCACGGTTCCAATGCTGTGGTGAAAACCACTTTCAAACCTTTGCTCAGATGTCTGCCGAGGAGCAGGACGAGTTCTTGGACAACGAGGAGTGCGCCCCGCTTTACACATCAACACAACCACACAAGCCTTGGGTTGGGCTAACGGATGAGGAAATCTGGAGTGTTTATACGCAAGTGGACTCAATGCAATATATGGAATTTTATCACGCCATTGAAGCAAAACTACAGGAGAAGAACAATGGCTAAGTTAATCGACTTCCCCATTGGCCTCGATGCAGGCGAGACGCGCCTAGACCTTGACCCAGACGCGGTATTGACTAAAGCAGTAGGAATGCTAAAAGAGGTGGTTATTGTTGGCTACGAGGCCGACGGCTCATTGTATTTTGCGTCTAATCGCGCCAATGGTCCGGATGTGCTTTGGCTACTTAAACAAGCAGAGCAGATTCTGCTGGCTATCGAGCGGGAGATGAGGACATGAACATAGAAAAAGTTATTGCAATGGCGCGAGAAGCTGGAATTGCGGATGCTTTTATGAGGGTTCCGCATCCAGGGGTGATAACGCAGCTCGAACGTTTTGCCGAACTCGTCAGGAACGACTACAACAACAAGCACTCGCAGTTGTGGCGGGTGTGTATTGAAGCGGCAGTGTTGGCAGAGCGTGAGGCATGTGCAAAGGTGTGTGACGACATTGACGCTGAATACGGCGGCGAGGATGTGCTGGCGACTTGGTGTGCCAAAGCCATCCGCGCAAGAGGCAGTGATTAAGCTACTACTGGCTTTGTTGATGCTGCCGACATTGGCGTTGGCTGTGCCTTACAGCAAGCAGGCTAAGTGTTTGGCTGATAATTTGCACTATGAGGCAAGGGGAGAGAGCTTGGCTGGCATCAGAGCTGTGGCCTCGGTGGTCTTAAACAGAGTCGCAAGTAAGCGCTGGCCAAACTCAATCTGCAAAGTGGTTTATCAAAGCAAGCAGTTTAGCTGGGCAAACGATTACAGAGCTAGAAACCCAAGACTGGTGGCGTACACGCAGAAGGTGCAACGAGTTGTTTCCAAGGCAATGGCAGGCAGGCTAAAGGACAACACGAGAAAGTCAACGCACTATCACACCCTGGCCGTTTACCCTCGTTGGGCGGGTAGGCTTGAAATGACAGAAGTAATTGGTTTTCACGTTTTTTATAAATATCACAGGAGAAACAAATGAGCGCAGAAAAGGAAATTAGACGCACAAACGCATGGTTACAACGGCGAGTTAGGGCAAGTCAAATACCAATTGACGCAGAGCCATACATCAATTATGAACATCAAAGACCTCAGCGCTGGCGCAATGTTTTAGTAAAACTATCGGTTGTGGCTGTAATTCTGTTTGCAGTAGGGCTTGTCACTTGCGGATTAATTACACTCAATTTATGGCTTGCTATATGAAAAAAGAAACAATACCAAATGCCTTCACAATGTTTATTGGAAAAAGTATTATTAGCGATGACACCAGTTTTAGACGTTCGAGAGCTGGAACGGTTGGTGGTAAAGCTAGGTCAAAGAATTTAAACGGCGATGGGATACAAAATGTGCATCAACTAAAAGTGAATTCAAAACTTACGGAAAAGCAAAAGCGTTGTCTTTAATACCCTGGGGCACAAAGAAAGAGCAAGCCGAGCGTCGAGTGCAACAAAGCATCGAGTCTAAAAGGTCGCAACAGGCCGCTGACGAGGGTTTGGCTCGCGAGTTGGTGTACAGCTACAAGTGGCAAGCTGAAAAAGCGCCACAGTGGTTTAGGGGTGTGATGGATAAATTGGCTAAAAAATATGGTCAAAAGTACGCGGATGATATAAGGGCGCTAATGACATTGGAGAAGAACAGAAAATGAAAATAACGCTACACAATGCGCAACAGGC